GTGCTACTGTAACAATTACTGTAGGTACTAACGCATAATTATTATTGACTGATATTGAAGGGGGCGACAGGAATGTTGCCCTTTTTTTATGCCTTATAATTAACAAAAACAATATTATTTTATTGTATATATATGACAATATTACAAAGTTCTGCGGACAGTCAAACTATAAACTTTATTCCTAGAGAATATACAGAGGGGACTACCTACACGATAACAATAAAAGACGAAACAACTAATAAGGAAGTGTTTAATTCTACTGCAACTATTTTTACTGCTTTAGATTATTACTATCAATATAGTAGCGTTTTTACATTAGTTGAGAACACAATGTATATGTTAGAGATTAAAGATGGAACTAACGTAACATTTAAAGATAAAATATTTTGTACAAATCAAAACGTTACTACATATAGTGTAAATAAAAATGAATACACAGAAAATACAATAGCTAACGACTTCATAGTTCTATAATATGGCAAGAAATAACAACAAAAAAGAAGGCGGTCTTCACGTAATCAATTTATCTACCTATAACAGACCTGAAATATCTGAAGATAAAAGAAAGGAATGGGTAGCTTACGGAACGGATAACAATTACTACCAATATCTGATTGACCTATTTACTAATAGTGCAACTAACAACGCTATTATTGGAGGGGTTTCTTCTATGGTCTATGGTAAAGGATTAGACGCTTTAGATAGTTCTTCTAAGACAGAAGAGTATGCTGCAATGCGTTCTATATTTTCTAATGATTGTTTAAGAAAAGTTACATTAGATTTAAAACTATTAGGAGAAGCAAGTTTTCAGGTTACATATCAAGACAAAAAAGTATATAAAGCAGAACACTTTCCAAGGCAAACATTAAGAGCTGAGAAGTGTAACGAAGAAGGGCAAATAGAAGCTTACTATTACCATCCAGACTGGGTAAATATTAAACCTTCTGACAAGCCTAAGAGAATTGCTTCATTTGGATTTGGTAACGGTAAAGAACCTGAAGTTAAAATAGCTAAAAGATACATATCTGGCTTTGATTATTACGCTCCTGTAGATTATCAAGGAGGTTTAGCTTATGCAGAACTAGAAAGTGAAGTATCTGATTACCTTATAAACGATGTACAAAATGGTTTTAGTGGAACTAAGGTAGTAAACTTTAACAACGGAATACCAGACCAAGACCAACAGCTAAGTATTAAGAACGATGTAATGCGTAAGCTTACAGGTTCACGTGGCGAAAAGGTTATTATAGCATTTAACAACAATGCAGAAAGCAAAACTACAATAGATGATGTGCCTTTAAATGACGCTCCTGCTCATTACGAGTACCTATCTACGGAATGCTCTAACAAGTTAATGGTTGCTCATAGAATTACATCTCCTTTACTTTTAGGTATAAGAACTGGTAACTCTGGACTAGGAAATAATGCTGATGAAATTAAAACAGCATCCCTTCTATTTAATAACGTTACTATAAGACCGTATCAAGACCTTTTAATAGACTGTATTGACGATATATTAGCTTTTAATGGTATATCACTAAAATTATATTTTAAGACCTTACAGCCGCTTGAATTCATTGATACAGATAACGCCATTACAGACGAAGCAAGAGAAGAAGAGACTGGAGTAAAATTATCTAAAGAAGTTGATGAAGAAGCTTTTGATTTACTTAACGAATTTGGAGAAGAAGAAGACCTTGAAGAGTGGGAGTTAGTAGATGAGCGTCAAGTAGATTATGGACAAGAAGAAGCATTAGATAAAATGATTGGTTTAGCTTCAACGGGTTCTGCAAGACCAAATGCTAAAAGTAAGCAAGATGGAGAATCTGAGGGAATGAAATTCAAAGTACGTTATCAATATGCACCTTTAACAGCCTCTGCAAATAGCAGGGAGTTTTGTAAGAAAATGGTAGCTGGTAAAAAGATATATAGAAAAGAAGATATTATTCAAATGGGTAATCAATCTGTAAATGCAGGATGGGGTCTAAACGGAGCAAACACTTATTCCATATGGGAGTTTAAAGGAGGAGGAAGCTGCCGACATTTTTGGATGCGTAAGACGTATATGGCTAAAGGAGTTACTCCAGATGCTAAAAACCCAAAAGCAGAAGTAAGCGTAAACAAAGCAAAAAAAGAAGGTTTTACACCTGAAAAGAATGAATCAAATGTGGCTAAACGTCCAACGGATATGCCTAATAACGGTTTTGTAAATAAATAAGAAATGGCAGAAGCATTATTAATAGGAAGAGCAGACGTAGTTAAATTTACTGCAATGAACGGAAACGTAGATACGGATAAGTTTATTCAATGGATTAAAACTGCTCAGGATATACACATACAAAACTACTTAGGAACTGACCTATTTGAAAAGATACAAGCTGATATAATAGCAGGTACTTTAACAGGAGACTATTTAACCCTTGTAAACGTACATATAAAGCCTATGCTGATACATTGGGCTATGGTTGAGTATTTACCCTTTGCAGCCTATACAATCGCTAACAAGGGCGTATTTAAACACTCTAGTGAAAACGCTGAAAACGTTAACAAAGAAGAAGTAGATTTTTTAATTGAAAAAGAAAGAGATTTAGCACAATATTATACAGATAGATTTATTGCTCATATGAGTTTTAACAACGATAAGTTTCCTGAATATAGAACTAATAATAACGATGATATTTTTCCTAGTTATGATTCTAATTTTAGTGGCTGGGTTTTATGATAAAAAGAAAAAAAGTAGGAAGCTACAAACCAAAACAAGATAATGTTATAAAATTAACTCAATATCTTGAAAACATAGATAACAAAATAGGCAATAAAGTATTGTATAAGTATGGCGAATAGCATTAACTGGGGTAAAATATATTGCGCAACTGAATGGGGAGATACATTTAACACAACAGATGACATCCCGCAATTTTCAGCACCAGAATGCTGGGCTGGAGTATTAGGATTTACAGCAGATAACATAAACATATTAGCAGATTCAACATTATATACAGCAGACCAAACACAACTTTAAATAAAACACAATGGCTAAACAGACAGTAAATATAGGTTCAACGGCGAACGATGGTACAGGAGACCAGTTACGAAATGCCTTTGATAAACTTAATGATAACTTTGACGAGGTTTATGGAAATAACTTTGTTACTGAACAAATGCTTAACGATAATATTGTTGGAGCTGATGAGTTAAAAGTAACTGGAGACGGTGCTGCTGGTCAAATTCTTTCTTCAGATGGAGATGGAACTATGACTTGGATTACAGGCGTTACAGGAGATATTACAGGTGTTGAAGCTGGAGCTGGTTTAACAGGCGGAGGTACTGGAGGAGACGTTACTTTAAATGTAGTAGCTGGAACTGGTATTACTGTTGCTGCAGATGAGGTTGCTCTTGATACTACAGTACAAGATGAAATAACTTTAAATACAGCTAAGACTGGAATTACCGCTCAACAAGCATCTGACATAACAACTAACAATGCTAAGGTTTCTGACCAAACGGTTGTTTTAACTGAAGGAGCAAATGTTACAATTACTGGAACTTACCCTAGTTTTACTATAGCATCTGATGATGTAGTAGGAGCTGTTAATTCTGTAAATGGAGATACTGGAGTAGTTGTTTTAGATACTGCAGATATAGCAGAAAATACTAACCTATATTATACAGAAGCTAGAGTAACTGCAAATGCTGAGGTTACAGCAAACACCGCTAAAACAGGCATTACTACGCAACAGGCATCTGATATAACGGCTAACAACGCAAAACTTACAGACCAAACAGTAACCTTAACTGATGCTGGTAATATAACAATTGGCGGGACTTATCCTGACTTTACAATAGCTTCAGCTGACGTAACTGGTGCTGTAACTTCTGTAAATGGTGCGGTTGGTGTTGTAGTTTTAGATACAGCTGACGTAGCAGAAGATACTAATTTATATTATACAGAAGCAAGAGTAGCTGCTAATTCAGCAGTTGCAGCAAATACTGCTAAAGTAACCAACGCAACTCATACAGGAGATGTAACAGGAGACGTAGCACTTACTATTGCAGATGATGCTGTTATTACTAGTAAGATATTAGATGTTAATGTAACTACAGCTAAGTTAGCTAATGGTGCTGTAAGTCACGATAAACTAGAAGACAGATATACAGAAGCAGTTTCAGTTACAACCTTAACAGGTGCTTATAGTTTAGACTGGTCTACAGGTGCTATCTTCGTAATGAGTGGCTCTTTAACAGGAAACATAGAATTTGACTTTACAAACTTTAAAGTAGGTCAAACAATAGATATCTATAACCTTACTGGTGCGCATTCAATAACTTTTGATTCAGATGCTGCTACAAGCGAAACCTTTAATAAATGTGGAGGCGTAGATTATGCAGGAGCTTCAACAAACCTAATACAAGTTCAATGTGTAGACGATTCAGCAAATGCTGTTTTCAATTATGCAGTTAGTGCTTATGTAAGTGATACAACACCAAGCTAAAAAATAAAATATGAAAGCAAGACAATTAGAAGACGGAACAATAAAAACGTTTAATAGAGTACCTAAAAGACTAGATAAAGTTATCGGTGGATTTGATACCCTATCAGATAGCGAACTTGAATCATTTGGTCTTTACGATGTAGTTACTCCAGTAATAAAAGCAAGCCAAAAGTTAGGAGCTATTGAATGGAGTGAGCAATATAGTGTTTTTCTTTATCCAGTTGAAAATAAAGAGTTCAGTCAATCTCTAGCAGAAATGAAAGCTCAAAAGATAGAAAACTTAAAAGCTATCTATGGAGCGGAATTAGCTAAAACAGATTGGATTATTATTAGAGACCAAGAACTTGGTAACACTACTGATTCAGATGTTCTAACTGCAAGAGCAGCCTTAAGAACAAACTGCGCAACAAAAGAAACCGCTATAAACGGTAAAACAACAAAAGCATACGTAGCAGATTATTCACTTCCAAGCTTTATATAAATGGGATTAAACGAAAAGTTTTTTAGGTCAGCAGATGAAGATGAACCTTTTTTCAATACTGTTTTATATACAGGAAATAATAGTAACAAATCTATTACTGGCGTTGGTTTTGCTCCTGATTTAGTATGGATAAAGAATAGAACTAATGCGAATAGTCATAATCTAATTGATAGCGTTAGAGGTGCTACAAAGGTAATTTTCTCAAACGCAACTAACGCTGAAAGTACACGTTCTGACTCGTTAACCTCATTTGATTCAGATGGTTTTTCATTAGGTAACTATGTAGGCGTAAATGGTAATCATAACTACGTTGCTTGGTGTTGGAAAGCAGGAGGTGCAGCAGTATCTAATACAGATGGAGATATACCTTCTAATGTATCTGCTAATGTAGCTAATGGTTTTAGTATTGTTAAATATACTGGGAACGGTTCAGGCTCTGAGCAAACAGTAGGACACGGATTAGGTGTTAAACCAGAGATGGTTATAATAAAAGATTTAGATAATGTTAGGGATTGGTTTGTTTATACAGACATTATTGACGGTTCTATGGATGTTTTGTATTTAAACAAGACAGATGCAAAAGCAAATTCATCAAGAACAAGTCCCACTTCTAGCGTTTATAAAATAGCTGGAACTACTACCTTAAACAAGAGTAATCAAAATTTTATATCTTATTGCTTTCATTCAGTTGCTGGTGTATCTAAAGTAGGGAGTTTTGTAGGAACTGGAGCTGCTGGAAAGAAAATTACTCTTGATTTTGAACCCTCTTGGATAATTACAAAAAGAACGTCTACAGCTGGTGCAGGTTGGGCAATAATAGACAATAAAAGAAGTACTGCCTCAATCAAAAGGGATTACCTGTATGCTAATACTAATGGTGCTGAAGCTACTTCTGGTAGCGGTATAACCTTTAATACGGATGGATTTACTTTTAGCGGAGCTTCTTTTAATACTAGTGGAGATACTCATATATACTACGCAATAGCATAAAATAAATTGGAACAAGATTTGAAGATATATGGATTGAGTATCACTTCGCTATTGTTTAGCGGGTGGGAAAGTATTAACCCCTTTTTACAATTTATAGTTTTAATACTAACAATAGTTTACACAGGAATTAATATATACAAAGTAAGAAAGAAATGAAGAAACGTGATTTGATACATTACTGCGGTGCAGCTGGTATATTCTTAATGGTAGTTCTGCTATTATTATACTTAGCAAACAATTCAATCCCTGCAGATAACAAAGATATATTCGTATCTATTACAGGTATGATAGTAGGTAGTTTATCTGTAGTAATCTATGCTATTATAGGACGTAATCCTGAAGAGCTAAATGCATTACAAGCTAAAACAGAATCTCAAGAGAAGCATATAGAAATGCTAGTAAAGCAGAAAGATGAATTAGAAAAAATGCTTATAGACTTACAAAGCAACTTGATTGACAATATGACAATATTCGGTTCTTCTTTATTTGACTCACTTAATAAAAAGTAAATGTTACATTTTGATATACAAGAATTTGATTCTCCAGATGAAAAAGGTAGTGGTTCTTATATGCAGCCTAGTACTTTGCAAATGCTCAACGATGCACGTGCAATTGCTGGGATTCCCTTTAAAATCAACTCAGGCTTCAGAACAAAGAGCCATAATGCGTATGTTGGAGGCAAAGAGAAAAGCTCACATCTGTACGGATATGCAGTCGACATTCATTGTACCAATTCAAGAGGAAGAGCAATCATTATTGATGCACTCCGTAAAGCAGGATTTACAAGGTTTGGTATCGGTAACACCTTCATACATACAGATAACGACCCCGATAAGGATGCCAATGTCGTGTGGTTATACTAGAACAGCAGGAAATACATTATGTGGAAAGTCTTATTAGGTTTACTTAAAGGTGGTAATAGTGGAAAATCTCCTGCAGGTAATTTAGCTTGGGAGATAAGAGAAGCAATTAAGGGTAAGGAGTTAGACCCAAACGAACTAATCCAATTACAGACTAAGATAAACGAAATAGAAGCAGGACATAGAAGTGTCTTTGTTGCAGGCTGGAGACCATTCATAGGATGGGTTTGTGGTGTTGCTTTAGCTTACAACTTTATAATACGTGATTTATTTATATGGGCATTACAACCAGAAGATGTACCTCCAGCTCTAGCTATGGAGCATTTAATGACAGTTCTTTTAGGTATGCTAGGACTCGGTGGTTTAAGGACTTATGAGAAAATAAACGACAAGACTAAATAGTTTTTTCAAAATAACTTAAGAAAAGCTTTTTTTTTCAAAATAAAATATATAACTTTGACATTTTAAGTAATTGTTACTTCTACAATAATAATTATAATACTAAATTAAATAATTAAATAAAGCTTATTATTAGTTTAAATTATAAATAAAGCTAATTTATTAGTTTAAATAATTAAATAGTTTAAATAATATTAGAATAAAATAAAATATTAATAATATTAAAATATAAGTGTTCGGAGTGCTTTAAAAAAAACAACCAATTATATGACCCAAAACGTAAGAGACAAAGCAGAGGAGTATGCAAGAGACTTTGCACTATCAATTAAAGAAAGAACTGATGCATTATTAAAATTAGATTGCAACGAATATACACTACTAGGAATTGATTCTACAAAAGCAGAAAGATTGCAAGTTAAGAAAAACTCTAAGTTTATATATAAGCAGATACGTGGAATTAACGAAGCAGATGGTAACTTACTTTTAAAGTGCTTAGATGACTAAAAAAAAACTAACACGTTCAAAGCTTGTTAAAAAACTAGATGCAGTCTTTAGTCAGTACATACGACTAAGCAACTCTAAGGATGGTAAATGTAAATGTGTTACTTGTGGCAAAGAAGGACATTGGAAGAACGGAGGCATACAGGCAGGACACTTTCAATCAAGAAAACATTATGCTACTAGATGGGACGAAAGAAATGTTAAACCTCAATGTGTAGGTTGTAATATGTTTAAAGCAGGAGAACAGTATAAATTTAGTTTATATCTTGGTAAACAACTTTCTGAAGAATTATTGCAAGAGAGTCATAAAACAGTTAAATTAGCAGATGTAGAGTTATTAGAAATGATAGACTACTATCAAGAAGAAGTAAAAAAGTATTTATAGTTTTATTTGTTTGTATTGTTTGAAGTGGGTAGGATTAATTTCTTACCCATTTTTTTATTCCAAAAAGTTTTTGTATCTTCGTAGAAACATTAAAACAATTAAATATGAAACAACAATCAATCAATGAAAAGCTGTTCAACTTACAGCAAGAAATCGGAACCATCAGTAAGGATGCAAAGAACCCATTCTACAAGTCAAAGTATTTTGACGTTAACAGTCTTATTAATCAACTACAACCTTTACTAAAGAAGCATAGATTACTTCTACTGCAACCAATAGAAGAAGACTGTGTATATAGTAAACTTATTTGTATTGATGGAACTGGAGGCGTCTTAAGTGCTTTAAAACTACCAGACTTAAACGACCCTCAAAAATTAGGAAGTGCTATAACATATTATAGACGTTATACATTAGCAAGTCTATTAGGTCTTCAAGCAGTTGATGATGACGCTAATCTTTCAAGTGGCAAGGTAGAGCCTGAAGATAACAAGAAATGGCTTAACACTAACACACCAGAGTACACTAAAGCAATAGAGTATTTACAAGGTGGAGGTAGCTTAGATGCTATTAAGACTAAATACAAGGTATCTAAAAAGATTGCAGATGAACTCTCAAAACTGTAGTATAAAAAGAGTATATTTAATAATTAATAATAATCAATTCAAATTAACAATTTATGGCAACAACAGCGATTTTATCAGGAAGTATAGACCTAGAGTCTATTGACAAAACTAAACTAGCAAAAGGAAAGTATTTAAACTTTGATATCATTTTAAGTGATGAAAGTAAATACAACAACAATGCTTGGGTAGTTCAAGGTCAAACAAAAGAAGAGCGTGAAGCTAAAGAAAAGAAAACGTCTTTAGGTAATGCAGGGGTACGTTGGATTAACCCAGAAACAACTATAGTAGTTGCACAACGGGAAGAAGTAACAAACACTCAGCAACAATCTTCTAGAGAAACGACAGCGGACTTACCGTTTTAATTAACCAGAGGGAGTTTAACAGCTCCCTTTTTTTATACCATACAATGCCAAAACTTAAAAGACTTAAAGAAGGAGAACCTTTTCCTTATGACTTCTGGAACTATAAAATAAATCC